ATGACGGTTGTGGATATTCGCAACAAGGTCACCGACAGCCGTGTAAAGCTGATCGAAATCAGCGGGTCTACGGTATACTACGCAGAAGAAAAAGCGGAAGAAGGGCATTACAGCCTGTTTCTGCTGGAATATGACAGAAACACCAAGACGGAGCGGGTGATCGCCAATTGCTTTTTGGGCGACCCGGCCGTGGTGCTGCACTTTTACTCTTTTCCCGGCGACATTATTGTCGTGATGGAAAGCGGAGAAAGCTCCGCCCGTCTTTTGCGGTTCGACAAACAGACCGGGCAGGAGAAAAATTCGGAAGAACTGCGCTTTGTGGGCAGCTTTGCCGACTGCCAGGCGCTTGACGAAAGTCGTGTGATTTTTTATACGGAAGAGAATGAGCGCCATCGACATCTGTTTGAGGAATATAAGAAGGCGTCCGGTTTTGAGCGGATCGCTTACCTGTATGATCTGGAGGAAGGACGCTATTATTATGTAAGGGATAAACGGCTCTGCAACCTTTCTGCCGAGAAGCTGGTTCCATTTGAAGTGGCCGGCGAGCGGATGCTCCTGATTTTGGAGCCCTACGGCAGCGAAGAGGAAAAAGAAAAATGCTACCGCAACCGGCGATGGCTGGGGGATGACATCAGCGATAATGTGTGGCTGTGCCCGCTGCTGGATTTTGTTGTTGCCGTTAAGGCGGACGAAACTCACCTGCCGCTGGAGCTGCTGCTCAGCGCCGGCACACAGGGTTTGGTGCGCTATGTGGGGCAGGATCAGGACAGCTTGTATTTTCGCGCAAAATACTACCCTAACAGCGACCAGCGTATCTGTGCGGTAGAGAAGGCCGGCGGCAAAAAAACGGTTGCGGCCGAATTGAATCTGAAAGAAGGGGAAGAGCCGGCTACCTTTTTCATTGAGCCCTGCCCCACCCGGATTTACCGTGTGACGGAGCATGAGGATACTTATGAGATTCAGGGCGTGTTCAATTCCTCGGTGAGCAGTCAGTACAGCAAGGAGCTTGGGCAGTTTGTCGCCTGCGTGGAGGATCGTTTTCTGGTGGCGGAATACGTGATCAGTGATGAAACGGATTCATTTGTTTTTTACTCCATTTTTGATCTGGAAACACACCAGCAACAGAGCTTTGAATGCGGTTGCGCCGTTCAGGACGACACCATTGTGCTTTATTAATTGGTAGCAATCGGCTTAATAAATTGATTTTGATTTATCAGTTTGGGCCCCATATGCTGTTACAGCGTATGGGGCTTATTTATGTTTTCTCTGTTCCACATCCTAACATGCACCTTTTAATTTTGCAATAGAAGGTCGCCTTGCTGCATGAAAGAATTCCGGTTTTCTTTTGGGGTTGGCCGTAGCCGAAAAAATGAGAAATAGTATGCTCTGAACAGAAAAATCCGCCCTTGAATCAGAAATTCAAAGGCGGCAAAGTGTTTCGGGGAAAAGCATTACTGGAGTGCGGACACATCTCCGCCGCGAGAGAGATAATCCTTTTTTACTTTTTCCATGAGCGGTTCGATGGTTCGGATTTCTTCTTCGGCCTGGTTGATGTCTTCTATATTATAGGGGCGCTGCAGATGCTCTATCCATTGATTTTTGTCGACTTGTAAAGCCGAGTATAGACGAGCCGTTTCTTCTATTGTATAATCCATTGATCGATGACTCCTTTTTATCATTTGATTCGTATTCTTAGCTTTTGCGTTTTTATTTTTTCTATCCAAATCCATTCTTGAAAACCCTTTGAGCCTTTTCTTCAGAAGAAAGAAAAGACCCAAAGGGTTTCTGTTTTTTAATTAATTTAAAAAATAAAATTTACTTTTCCTCTACGGGGAAAGATTTCCGCTGATTGTCGGTAGTATTGTGAGCAGATTTCCCCTCAATGAATCGGAGCCGAAACTTGTGTTCCGAAAATTCGGAATACACCGTAATCCGTTGTTGCGGTTGCTTCCAGTTTGTTCCCGTTCACGACGCCTTTTGCGGTATATTTCAAACGGAAAAGACCGGTATTTAAGATTCCCGAAAACTCAAATGAGCTTCCTTTTGATTTTCCGTTTTTAAAGTAGCTGGTATTGCCCATTGTGTGAATCGAGCCGCTGATGGTTCCGCCTTCGTCTGTAAAGGAGAGCATTCCATTTTGCGGGCCCATTGGAGTGCGCATAGAGATTCTGTAACTTCCACTCATTGTTGCCACCACATTTCTTTTTGTTTGATTCAAGATATGCGGTTTCATGCAGAAGTGATTCCACAGTTTCAACCGAGTTATCAACATGTTGTGGTTGGATGAATTTGTATATACAATTTATTCTATAAAATGGAGGTTGATCATGCAACTATCTGAAAAAATCATAATTCCGCAGTCTCTGCAGAACGGGATTGAGAATGGCACCCTGACGATTTCCGATCACTTGATGCTGGCTGCGGCACAGCTTACCGCCACCCTGTTCCCGGACGCCGAGACCTATATTGGTTTGCCGCAGACTGCGGTTGCTCCGGCGTTTTTCATTGATTATGATTCCGTTGCGAACAAAAAGCGGCTGAAGCTGACGTCGGAATACGAATTCGTGCTGAAAATCACCTATGTTCCAGTCGACGGTTCTGACCGCCGGGAACTGCAGAATACCATCTTCCTGCTGGAACAGAGCCTTGATCGGCTCCAAAGCGAAATCGGGATATTCCGGTGCTTTTCCAGAAATTCGAGTATTGCAGATGGGCTGGCCCAAGTGACCGGTATCGTAAAAGTATGGGAAACTGACGTGCCTGATGATCCGATCATCGGGTATGCAGACCAAAATATCACACTGTAAGGAGCTGAGAAAGATTGATTACAAAAATCTTGCCAGGCACTCACATCGAGCTGAAATCCGGAGCCCGCGATGCCGATCTGAGCGTTACCGGCGTTGTGGCGATGGCCCTGCCTCTCCATTGGGGTGACCAGGTGACGGTTATCAATGCAGGCGACAATACGCTTTATTCGCTGGGGTATAAAACCTCCGATCCCGCGCTGAAGCTGGTGCGAGAAGTCATGAACGGGGCAAAACAGCTGATTCTGTATCGCCTCAACACCGCAGGTGCGAAGGCCTCCGCAGAGGTTTCCTCCGGCGTCACCGCAGAAGCGGTTTTCCCCGGTACACGCGGAAACGACCTTTCCGTTGTGGTCTCTGCCAGCGGCGAAAAATGGCTTGTTAAGACCTATCTTGGCACACAGGAGGTGGATTCGCAGATCATTTCGACCGCAGCGGACTTTTCGCCGTATTATGTGGCGCTCTCCGGTACCGAGACATTGGCGGCAGCGACCGTAAAGCTGACCGGCGGTACCGACGGCGCGGTAGAAAGCGATTACATCGGATTTTTCGCAGAATTGGAAAAGTGGGAGTATAACGTGATTTGCAGCACGGATTCGGATCGTGCGGCTGATGTGGTATCCTTTGTAAAGGAACAAAACGCTAACAAAGCCTATGTGCAGGGCGTTGTGACCGGCGTTCATCCGGACAGCGAAAATATTTATGCATGCAATTCCACCGGCGGCGTAACGGCCGATTATGAGCTGACACCGGCGGAATCCTGTGCCACACTGGCCGGTTTGATTGCGCAGGCCGGAGTAGAGAACAGCCTGACCTACTGCCGGGGAATCACCGGCTGGACGGATGTGAGGCCTCATTTGACCCGTGACCAGCAGATCAGCAGGACGCAGAACGGTGAAGTGCTGTTTGTGCCGCTGTATGGCTCCCCGGCCGTATTGTATGACATTACCAGCCTGACCACGTTTGACGACGATCATCCGAAAGATTTTGGAAAGGGTCTGGTCATGCGCACGCTGCAGAAGTATCAGGGCGACCTGCAAAAGCTGCTTGACACCAAATGTGTTGGCAAAATCCGAAACAGTGTGGAAGGGCGCGCGCAGATCAAAGCGATGGTGTTTGAGATGACTTCGCAGAACTACCTTGCGCCGGGATACATTGAAGATTTTTCTGCGGACGACATTACCGTGACAGCCGGTACGGAGCACGACGCGGTAAACGTAATCGTTGGCATCAAAGCAGTGGATACGGTGGATAAGATCTATGTCACCGTAACCGCACTGTAAGGAGGGATAAGGAATGGCAAAAATAAGATTGCAGGATGTGTTCTCCGGACATGACGGAGAGGCATTTATTCGACTGAACGGCTCTATTGTTCCGGCGTTCAAGGTTTCTAAAATCACCGCGAAATTAGAGGCCGTTGTGGAAAACAGACGCTTTTTGAACGACCCGATGGAACAGGCCGCGCAGCGCGGGCTCAAGGGAAGCGGCGACATGACATATTATCACACCACGCCCGCCTTTATTCAGGCGATGCGCGATTACAAAAATGGCGGTTCGGCTCCCAATATCAGTCTGCAGTTTTACGCAGACGCTGCGGGCTCTCAATATGACCGAATCGGGGTGACGCTGTCGGATGTAATCCTTGCCAATATCGGCTTGATTGCGCTGGATGACAGCAGCGACAACGCCCAGACCATTGAAACTACATTTACCTTCAACGATTTCGATCTGGCATAAGGAGGCGGGAGAATGGACAAGTCACTGATGCAGTTTTTGCATCCTGACCGAAAGCCCAACGCGACATTCAAGCTGAACAGCTTTGGCGACGCAGAATTTGAAATGCGTGTGCTGACTGCGGATGAAATGGCGCAGATGTCGGCTGAGGTACAGACCAAAGGATTCAAAGGGCTGGAGGCGCTTTATCCCACCATTGCCGCGAGCCTGGTACGCCCGAATCTGCGCAGCGCGGAGCTGCTGGATGCTCTTTCCGAAAGGGAAGGCAGAAAAATCCTGAGCCCCACGGATGCGCTCAAATCTATGTTCACCGCCGGCGAAATCGGAGCGCTGCTCAGCATTTATAACGAGCACGCCGATGTGACGGTTGACTTTGGGAAAAAGGTGGAAGAGGCAAAAAACTGATTGAGCAGGGTGAAGACGGATTTTATTTTTACGTCCATCTAGCCCTGCAGAATCACAACATTCTTCCCCACGATTTTATGGAGCTGTCGGTACAGGAGCGCGCCCTGATCATAGCAAGCGACCTGATCGTAAACAATGAGATGAGAAAAAAATGATGCGGCGGATTTCATCCGCCGCTTTCGGCTCCATCTAGTTCGGTAAATTTCTCAATATGCACCATAACGGAAAAGGGGTGATCCCTATCGCAAATACTTTAGATGATCTTCTGAAACTGGCAGACCAATACTCTGCCAATATGGAAAAGATTCTGCAAACCTCTAAAAAATATCGAAGCTACCAGAAAATGGCCTTGACCGCGACACAGGAGTTTAAAAGCGGGCTTGCAAACATCAAGAACGTTTCGAACGATGCTTCGAATGGGATTGGCAAAATCAATCAAAAAATTTCTGACACGATTTCAAAGGCTAAGCTGGGAAAAAAAGCACTTGATCTGATGATCAGCGGCGTAAAGAACGGAGCGAATCAGCAGGTACAGGAAATTTCGCTTCAATCGATGCTTGGCAGCGAGACAGCCGGTTCCGCTCTATACAATTACACCGAAGCCTACGGTGCGCAGAAATCTGTATTGGGGATTGCTGGAGTTCAAAATGCAACGAAAGCTTTTTTGCCATATACGCACGACCCGGATGAATTAACCGGGATGTACGGGCTGGCGGAACGCCTTTATGCGCGGGATCCGTCTCAGGGAGCCGATAATGCAGTTTCTTCCGTGCAGGCGCTGCTAGCGGGCGATGCCTCGGGAATCTAGGATAACTACCACATTGCCGGAGTGGACGAGGAAACGGTAAAGGGCTTCACTGGCAGCGGAGACATGGGCGGGGCCATCGACTACCTTGACGGTGTGTTCAACAACTTTGGCGCTACACAGGAAATGGTGGACAAAAATTTCCTCTCTTTGCAGACACAGGCGGCCAGGTTTGGTGAGAACATGCAATATGCCATGGAGGATCAGTCCAGCTCGGTGGTTCAGGGATTGTCCATTTTGCTCCAGCAGCTCAACGATCAGTTACTATCCGGCGGCTTTGACTGGTTCTTTAACGCGGTCGGCAACGGAATGCAGATGCTCGGCTACGCGATGCAGTGGGTGGCAGACAACAGCAGCACATTGATTTCTGTTTTAAAAACAGTCGTTATTGCTCTGGCTATTTATCAGACTGCGATGAAAATGGCTGCTATTATGACTGAGGTGATGAATTTAGCGACGGGGATTGCCTCCGGAAACATCTATAAAATCATTGCTTCGATTGCCGGAGGAATAGCGGGAGTCGCTGCATTTAGCTTTCTGGATAATTTGTTGCCGGATACCACGCAAAATGGAATGTTTGATGATCTGGATCAGGCGCACGCCAACGCCAAAAAAGAGATGGCTGGTTCTAAAACGCCAACTCTGAGTGCAATGAATCAGAAGGTTCAAGCAGAGATTACCAACACGGCTCCGATTGCGGTGACCGGTGAGGTGGAAATCCAAAAGGAAGTGCTGCGATACCAGTTTGATCTGGCTGCGCAGAAGGCGATGGCGGTGTTCCGGATGCAGCAGTTTGTGCCGCAGGTTATCATCCAAAACCAAAATGCAAGCCAGACGGCAGACCTCAACGAAATCAACCTCAGTTTGGGGGACATGGTCTACCAGAATCAGCAGCTGCAGCCAGCGGGGGTATATGCATGACCTATTATATCAATTTGGGCGGTATTTTGGTGTATGGAATAAAGAGCGTCAACGACGACGGCGAACGCGAGATTACCTCTTATGACGGCATCGGGCAGGGCTTTTTCCCAGTGCCGGAATCCCGGAAGCTGCGCACGTGGACGATCGAATGTGAAATGACGGAGAAAAATCTGAACGGGCTGCCGAATTGGTCTGCCGCCAGCAAGGTTTTCACAGCGTTTGAGGTGCTGCTCGCTACCAAAGACCCCAGCCGTTTTATTTTTGTTTCGGATAACCGGAGTGAATCCATGTCCGGTTATTTAACTGGGTACAGCAAAAAGGAGGAATACCCCGGCGTTTACAGTGTGACGGTAAAGGTGACGGAATATAAAGCAGCCGGTGTGAGAACGACGGCAATTCCGTACATTCAGCGCCCTGGGAAAGTGCCTGCTATTCTGAAGACAGTCGCTTTTAACAGTAAAACCACGCCGTACAAAATGAAGAAGGATGAAAAAAAGGGTAGCGGAGGCAGCGGTTCTGATAGTAAGGTGGTTCAAGGCCCTCAATCAGCGGTAATTGGTGGCGTGCTTAAAGTGCTCGACACTAAAACGGGAGAATATGTTGTGAAAAGAACGGTTTGGGGCGGGCTTTCTGATAAAGATACAGGAAAACCCGTTACGAATCCAGCGATGATAAAAGATAGATCCTATATTTATTCATCGGAAGCCAGTAAAGTGGCTGCAGAACGTGGAGCGGCGGACATGCAAAAAGTATTTAATGCGATCGGCGGGGCATTCGATGCATTTAAAAAAGCGGCCAGAGCCGATCTCGCCGAACGTCAGAAAGCATTAGGTAGGTGATGCAATGCTTTTGATCAACAATACCGATATTTCTGATATCGCGCTGAACGTGACCTATCAATCTTCCTGGAACAACGGAGCCGGGCAGTTGACTTTTGATTACCCTTCCTTGAAAGCTGGAATGTTCCCGAATGGCAGCACGGTTGTTTTCACTTACGGCAGTGCAAATATTTTTTACGGGTTTCTGTTTACGACAAAGCAGGATACCAAAAAATTCAGCTGCATCTGTTACGATCAGCTAAGATATTTCAAAGCGAAAAACTCCATTATTCGGCCGGTCTGTACGCTGTCAGAGTTTTTGAACACAGTAGCGGCGGCGATCGGCGACCGGGTGAGGCTTGGCCAGGTTGACAGCACTGTTGCAAAGCTGACACAGTATCGGTTTGATAATCAGACTCACCTGGATATGATTTACAAATCGATCGAGGAAAATCTGTATACAAACGGATACTGGTATGTTCTGCGCGATCACTTCGGAGCGATTGAGCTGCGCGATCTGGTAGACCTGCGGCTGCCAATCCTGATTGGGGACGGCTCGATGGGGACCGGCTTTGATTATGAGCGCTCCATCGACGAGGATACCTACAACTACATTAAAGTAGCTAGGGACGATAACAAAACAGGCATCTGTAATAGCTATGTTTCAATGGATCCAGGCAATATCAAAAACTGGGGCAAACTGATGCTCTTTGATAAGGTAAGCGCCGATCTGAATGAATCCCAGCTGGCGGTGCGTGCGAATCAGCTGTTACAGCTGAAAAACCGGGAAACTCAAACCCTGAAGATCGACTGCATGGGGGATACCCGGGTATTTGGCGGCAGCGGCATTCGGATAAAAATCGCCGAGGCCGGTCTGGATTTGTGGTCGGTTGTAGACCAGGTAACACACAATTTCGGCCACAACAAGCACACCATGAATCTGGAATTAAAATTTGTGTGGTGATGATATGGATTTAAATACTGCAATTAAAAGCATCGTAAAAGAATATCTGCAAAATGAAGCCCTGTGCGACCTGATCTATGGAACATGGGGTGGTTCCAGTATTAAGATAGATAACCGACCCTTGGTGGTTCCTCTCGAAATGGTGGATGTACCGAAGGGACTTACGGTAACGATCGGAGCGCGGGTCAGTCTGATTCAAAAGCACGGCGGCCAGCGATTTGCAGTGATAGGGGTGATTGGATGAGCGTACTGAAAACCTATGGCGACGATACAGACAGTTTTCATCCCTCTAAAACATGGAGGCTGTCCGGGAACCGTCTACAGGGGATGATCGATGGAAAAGAGGCCGCCGCGCAGGCGGCTGACCTGGCGCTTTCCACAGAGCGATTTTTCTACGACATTTTTTCGTACGATTACGGCGTAGAGCTCGCCGACCTAATCGGACAGGACCATGAATATGGAAAGGCGGATTTACAGCGGCGTATCGAAGAGGCGCTCGGCGAGGATGACCGGATTACGGGAATCTCGGATTTTACCATTGATTTTGATCGGGAAGCCGCAAATGTACGCTTTACAGTAAATACCATCTTTGGGGATTTTAACACGGAGAGGAGTGTAACGCTTGGCTGAAGCTTATGAGTACGAAGCAATCCTGAAACAGATGCTGGATCAGGTGCCGGACGATATCGACAAGCGCGAGGGAAGCATCATTTACCACACGCTGGCGCCGACCGCTTTTGTGTTGGCCCAGCAGGCCTATATGATCGCGTATTTAACAGATCTGCTGTTTGCAGATACGGCTCAGGAGGAATGGTTGGATCGGGTTACATCGGATTTTGGCATCGACCGCGAGCTGGCAACACAGGCAGTGCGACAGATCAACACCTTCGATGGCACCGGCGCGCCGAAAGATATTCCGATTGGCAGCCGTTTTGCAGTGCAGGATATCTCCTTTACCGTCACGGAAAGGCTTGCGGCAGGCCAGTACAAAGCCATCTGCGACCAATCCGGAATTCAGGGCAACGCCTATGGAGGCACCATTTTGCCGGTGGACAACATCAACGGCCTTGCGTCGGCAGAACTGGTTGCCCTTGCGCTCATCCCCGCGCGGGATCAGGAAAGCGATGATGATCTTCGTGCACGGTTTCACACAGCAGTGCGGCAGCAGCCCTACGGGGGAAACATCGCGGACTACAAGGAAAAAACGTTGGCCATTGACGGCGTGGGAACCGTTCAGGTATTCGGCGCCCCTTCGATGGGCGCCGGCCGGGTTGGGCTGATCATTGGCGATGAACAGGGTAATACCGCCACGCAAACGCTGGTGGACAAGGTGCAGACTGTAATGGGCACAGACGGTGACGGAATCGCGCCGATCGGCCACACGGTAACAGTGGGGACCTCTGTTAATCTGCCTGTTAATGTAACGGCGCAGATTCGATTGAGAGCCGGAGCCAGTTTAGAGCTTGTAAGACCGTCGGTGGAACAGGCAATTGCCGATTACATCGGCAGCATCGATTTTGCCGCGGAAACGCTGTTTTACGCAAAGCTGGTCGCGAATATTCTGAACGCACATGAGAGTATTGTCGATGTTGGTACCGTGACCATAAACGGTGCCAGCGCCAATCTGTCCCTGCAAAAAAGCTTTGCCGCATACCAGGTGCCGACAATCGGGACGATCACGGTGAGCGAGGTGGCCGGCTGATGTTTTATGACCATAAAAACGATTTGAAAGGCTATCTGATTGAAAAACTGCAGGATGTTGTGGAGATCGACGCGATCGCCGGGGTAGTAAATATTCAGATGGACGCTTTATCAGAGCAGGTGCGGCGGATGGTGAAAAACAAATCTGTTTCCACCTGCGACGAGGCGGGAGCACAGCGCTGGGAGCGCTTGCTTGGCGTGTCCTCTCCGCTGAATTCTACCTTGCAGGCGCGGCGCGATGCGCTCAAAGCCAAGCTGATGACGAAGCCGCCGATCAATGTCAATGTATTGCGGGGAATGGTAGAGGCGTACATGGGACTTGGTGTTGACGTCAGTGTGCAGGATTTTGTCATCAAAATCCGCTACCGCGGAGAGGGCCGCGTGGCCGACCTGAATCCGCTGTACGCGACGGCCTATGAGACGATCCCGGCGAATCTTCTGTTGGATATTGCTTATCTCTATGTAACCTGGGATGAGCTGGACGCCCAATCGATCACCTTTGAACAGTTGGACGCGAAGAACTTAACCTTAAAACAATTAGAAAGGGGCGAGTGGATTGCCTGATATTACTACATTATTTGAAGGAACCGACGGGGTATCGCGTACTCTCTTTAACCAGAAGCTGAGCGATGTTAACGCGCACGGGAATGACGCCACTATGCATGTTACAGCGGCAGAGCGCGCGGCGTGGAACGGGAAGGCAAACGGTAATAACGCCGTTTGGGTAGCAACAGAAGTTGATGCGCCAGATAATAATAACTCATGTGTACTTACAATACCTAATTTTATTTTCACAGAGGGGTGCCAAATTACCTACAAAGCTACTGCGAAGCCCAAAAGTAGTACTCAGTATAATTGCATAAAAATTAATAATACTGGAGACTGGTATGCTTTAAGAAATCCAGTTGGGGAAGTTTTGGATGATGATGCATGGGAAGTGGGGGCGAATGTAACAGTAACATTATCCTCTAAAAGTTTTAATCATCCCCAAAATTGGCCTACAGCTTTTTTTAAAGGTGGCTCTGGGTCTATAAAAGAAATGTTTACTTTCCCACTCAGTATCCAGACGGCAGAGCCTACTCCGTTAGACACCAATCATATTTGGATTCAAAATGCTACTAAAAGGCGTATCGTATTTGACGACGCAATAAGATCATCACCGCCTGGAGATAGCTACTGGTTTATTCAGGACAACATGGATAATTCACTTGTTTATTTGCAATCACCAATAAAGACAACGGATAATATCACATTAAATAGCATTTTACGTAAGGGCAACAGAGACACCATAACATGGCGATTGAGTGAGAGAGGGGGTACTAATGGAAATGGACATGTCTTTGCCAAGAAGAATGGTGTGGACTATTATTCAGACATTGACTCCAAATGGCCACGTATTATGTCTCGTGTAGACTCTGTAATTGACGTAGAAAATGCCAAACGATGGGACGGCTCTGCTTGGCAATGGTTGAGCCAGAAAGGGCATTATTTGATTTCAAAAAATGGCGCTGCAAATAGGGTCGATGGCTCTATAAGTAATTACAGGGGCTTTGATTCCACAACAAGTGTTGGACAAGTAGCCGTATCTTCAAATGGCTTGTGGGTTGCAAGAATATCCGGCGCTGGCCCATCTTCTACAGATACTTTAACTATTTATAAAAGGGAGGGCGATGCTTTTTCTTTAAATAGTACGATTACAGGAATAGACCCTGCCCCAGCTGATAATACTGGAAATTATGGAAAAAGGTGCATACAGTTTTCTCCCGATAGTCAATCTATACTTATTCCTGGCGGGTCAAAAGGGGCTTTATTTTATTTAATAAAACTTCAAGCGAACGGAACGTGGAGTTTATTAACAAGGTATGCCAAGCACACACAGTGTGTAAAAGCATGCTTTAATGAAACTGGTAGTCAAATAATTACATTATCAAGTTGGGTATATGATCCAGACGACGGAGATGTGAGTCGTCATTTAGAAGTTTATTCAAAAAGTGGAGACACCATATCGCTACTATCCTCAACTGTAATTAAAGATTCTGCGCTTATTAAAGACTACTTTTCTATAGGAAAAATGATTACGGTTGGAGACTATATTTACATCAACACTAATGCTATGAGTGCTTCTAACGATAATTCAGTTTTTTCAGTTATCAAATCCAGTGACAAAACACGAGCATATTTTCTCTCGTCATCAACCCAGACAAACGATTCCTATGAAGCTCAGGCACTAGTCTCTATTGGAAACGGTCGAGTTATATACGCTCTGGGGCAATCAACTTCTCAAGTCGTTATAAAAATGCATAATATAGCCCAACCAAATCAATCAACAACATTGACATACTGTAATAATTTTAGAGCATTAACAGTATCACCAGACTATAAGTATTTATTTGTGCTTTCTACTGACGGACTACTCGTGTATTCCATTAATTCAGATTATACTGTAACTCAAATAACACCGGCTTTAATTACTTTTACAGCTTCTGGTAGTTTAGCTTGCTGGTAAGAAAGGAGGATATTCGTGTATTATCTTTATAGCGAAGAAACATCAGAGGTCTATCAAAAATCTGAAACTGAGCCAACAGAAGGTCTTTATTGTAAATTTGATCAGGATATTGATCTCGTACTTTATCGTCTGATTGTTGGAATGGTTGATGAGAATAAAAATCTCACGTATCCTCAGATCAAAGCTCGACCTGCTGAAGAGTTAGCAAGGCAAATTAAAGAGCAACAGGCCGAAAACGATGTATTCGGCCAAACCATCGCGGGCCTATCGCTGCAAAACATGCAGCTCAACGCAACATTGGACACGTTGAGAGAGACGCTCGCGCAGGCACAGCTTGATATTATGACGCTCAAAGGAGGCGCAGTATAATGGTATTTTGGCAGCTTGCTTACAGCCGCAAATGGGTGACAATTGATCAGTTGAGACTGGCGGTTAAAACAGAGAGCAACCCATATGGGCAAATTACTGCCGATGAGTTCAAGACCATCACAAGTGAGGATTACAATGCTTAATGGCATCGACGTCAGCAACGCCAACGGTCGCGTCGACTGGGACAAACTAAAGGGCAACATCGATTTTGCCATTCTGCGCTGCGGCTATGGCAGCGATATGGTCAGCCAGGACGACAAGCAATGGGCGCGCAATGTAGCCGAGTGCAGTCGGCTGAACATTCCGTGGGGCGCGTATCTGTACAGTTACGCAATAAACATGGCCGAAGCTGAAAGCGAGGCGGCGCATGCTCTGCGGTTGCTCGAAGGTCTGAAACCTGTCTACCCGGTCTATATCGATATGGAAGACGCTGATGGCTATAAAGCCAAGCATGGCGGCATCAGCAAACAGATGGCAACAGCCATCTGTTTGCTTTTTTGTGAGCGATTAACCGCCGCCGGATATACCGTCGGGGTTTACGCAAACAAAGATTGGGCGACGAACCGGCTCGATATGGCGCAGCTCTCTAAGTACACGTTTTGGCTGGCACAGTATAACGACAGGGTAACCTACCCCGGTCAATACGACATGTGGCAGTACACCAGCGACGGCAGTATGCCGGGCGTGAGCGGGCGGGTAGATCTCAATTACTGCTGCAAGGATTTTTCTTTGGCTGCTGTCCCGAATATCTACGGCTTGAGTTTGGATACCACAAGCAAAGACATGAACAGCGGTGAAAAATACACGGTGTTGGCTCGTTGTCAGGAAAAACCCGCCGTTACCACCACCGGACGCGACGTGATCGCCGTATCGGAACCGCGCCTTGATCCGAAAGGCCGCGGCTGGCTGATCGACGTTCAGGGTCTGCCGCCGGAACCTGTGGTAAGGCATGGACATATTATGGTCACGTCGGGTGGACAGACCGTACAGTGCAATTTTAATGTGCGCTGAAACATCAGGTTCCATCTGACGGAAAGAGGGGTATCAAATGAGCAAAATCAATTGGGCACAGAAGCTGACATCCCGTAAATTTTGGATGGCGGTTGCGGCCTTCGTGGTTGGCGTGCTGGCTCTGTTCGGAGCAGACGCGAACGTTGGGCAGCAGGTCAGCGGTGTATTTCTGTCACTGGGCGCAGTCGTTGCCTATATTGCCGGTGAAGGATATGTGGACGGGCAGGCAGCGGGAGAAGACAAAACGGAATAGATGGGAAAGCCGCATACTCAATGTATGAATGATGCTGAGAAGAACGGATCACAAAAGAAAGCCCTCAACCACAGGAAAATCTGTGGCTGGGGGCTTTTG